TTGACGATTCCATAACGTGTCTTGAATGCGATCTTGGGTTGGAAGGTTTGTTCACCAACTGCACGAACCATCTGCAATGGAACGTATGGGCAGTAGAACATACCAGCGTCGTATGGGCTGGTTCCGCGATATCCAACCATGCAGAAGTCATAAGCAACTGACTGACTGAAGTAAGGATCGACATAAACCTTGGTCTTGCCATTGAGAACACCAGCGAAGGTGTTACCAGTGTCATCGACATTGAGGTTGGTCGAGAGTGCGGGGGTGTAATCAAGAACACCGGCCATTGCAAGTGCCGAAGCAACATCGGACGAGCAGAGGATGAAGTTACCCTTTCCTCTACGAGTGTCCTTAGCAATGAAGTTGGCTTCACGTTCGATTTGATACATGAGTCCCTTATACTTCTCAACCGACCAACGACCGTTGGCGTCTACGTTGAGATCGAAGATACCTTCGGTCTGAACTGTTCCAGCACGGCATCCGAGTTTCGAGGTTGAATACATCGAGCGAACAACTTCGCGGTTGATTTCAGCAAGGATTTCAGCCGAGAGGATGTTAGCAAGTTCGGTTTCGGCGTCAAGACCGTGAATTGCCTTGAGGTCTTGTGCCAATTCCATTGTGTATTCTGCCTTGAGAGCGCGAGTCTTTGCAGACACGGTTGTCTTCTCAATGCTGAATGCCATTTCTGGGAAGTAGTCGGCAGCAGCACCACCGAGCGATTCACCAGCCTGAGTGCTGTAAGCACCAGTTGGTGTAAGACTTGCATTGACACCACTTGTCGAAATTGTTGCAAGAGGATCAACACTTCCACCTTCGAGACCACTGGTTGCACCACTTCCTGTGGACGAGTTGTTATAAGCTGTTCCACCAGCACCACCAAACTTGGTCTGTGCTTCGTTGAACAGAGCCTCTGCACCACTTTGAGTGTTGTAACGGCTGCGGAGAGCAAAGATGAGTCCGGTTGGTCCAGACATGGGCTGAACACCACAAACATCATAAGCAATCAAATTGGGCATTGCACGACGAACCAAAGAGATGAGAATGGGATCCCAATTGTTCATGGGATAATTTCCACCTGCTACGGTTGCGTTGGCTGGTGCAGCCTCCTTGAGGTGCTTCTCTTGATTCTCAAGAAGAATCGAAGTGACTTGCTTACGATACGAATCTTTGATCTCGGGAAGATCGGCATGCTCAAGAATGGGCTGCCATTTCTTCTCAAGTTGTTCTGTTAGTATACTAGGTTCCATTTATTTACTCCTTTAAAAGAAATATCTTATTATTTTCTGGTCTTGCCGATTCTACTAATAGCCTGAGCATATGCACTCATGCTACCACCAGTTTCGAATTCGTAATTTTCTTGAAGATCTTGGATTTCATTGTCTGAATCAACTGATCTTTCAATTGTTTCTGCAAAGTAGTTCTCCTTGAGAATCTTTGCCTTGGTCACAAAATCTTCGTGTGATTCGGCGTCAATTCCTTCAAGAAGTTTACGGAGTTTGACTCTTTCTGAAGCAGTAAGGTCATATCCGATTTCTTCAACAACGTCTCTCTTGTCTGCGGTTTCAACTCTTTCACGAAGAGAAATGTTGTTCTCGATTTCCTTGTTGAGACTTTCTTCAAGTTCTTCAATTCTTTCTGCCATCTTCTCAAGAACATCAACCTTTGATTCGGGAACGTCAATGTTGTGTTCGAGGAAAAGATTGCGAAGACCTGAAAGGAACTCTTCGGTGATCTCGTTGCGGAGACCGCGTTCAATAGCGACTTCATTTTCCTTCATCCACTCTTCGACAACGTAGTTGAGATAAGAATCAAGATTATTTGCCATCTCTTCCTTGTTTTCTTCGATTGCGGATGCGAGTTTTGTCTCTACCTTGTTTTCAAGTTGTTCCACAACTGCGGAAACTCTTTCATTGACTGCTGCCTTGAAGATGGTTGCAGTCTTTTCCTTGAACTCTTCGGTGAGATCTTGACCATTGAAAAGAGCTTCCAAGTGATGGTCGATTGAAATTTCTTCTTCAACGACTTCTTCATCATCGTTGTCTTCATCTTCCTTGGTCAACTTAGTTGTCTTTCCAACCTTCTCTGCGGCCTTCTTGCCTGGATTGTCAGAGAGATAATCAATTTCAGTTTCGACTTCACTCTCTGGATCGGTCGTGGAATCCTTCTTGCGAAGTTTTCCAGTTTTCTTGCCAGGAATCTTTTCATCAGTTGGTCTTTCGGTTTCCTTAGAAGAAACATTTCCATCAAATGTATCTTCTTCAGAACCTTCAGGAGGCATTCCTTGTGTTGAACCCTCAAGACCTTCTGAATCTTTGTGCTTTCCACCCT